TTGGACGACATGTCCTCGCCAATGAGCCTGCCCCATCCCCTGCTGGCTGGAGAAGAACGGCCTCCTTCCATGAAGTAATCGAGATAGTTTGAACCAGCTATGCCAAGCTGCTGCGTTCTTCCGGTATCGGGGATTGTGTCAATGTCGGGGTCAAGACCGGCAGCGATGATGCATTCGCGAAGTTCCGCCTCCTCCGAAGCATCCTTGGCTCCAAGGATATAGGTGGAAGTATCTATGCCGGTTACATCGATGCCAAGATCATTAAGGCCGCGAGCGGTCCAGTTGAACCCGCAGCCGACAAGGACGACTGATTGACCAGCCGTCATTCCGCATACATTGAAAAGGAGGGGGGCGTAGGTGCTACTCTGGTAACGTCCTACTGGCCAGTTGTGGTAGTGGAGGAAAATGGGAGGGCGAGTGTTCGGATGGCCGAACTCCCTTTCGCCGTTAAACCGATAGAACCTGTTGAAATCCGCCTTGTTCCAATCCGGCATTAATCATCTGCCATTACCTGATATCCCAGAAGGGACGAGGGTCGCCGCCACCAATGCAGAACTGGCGGTGCTTGCGACCGCAGGTGCAATGGAAGATGTAGATGTCGGGAGCCTTTTCCTTCGGACTGGAATATCTTGCTTCTATCTCGTGGTTCTCCGGGTGACGGCAGCAGGACGCTATCTTCTGATTGTGCTCCAGAGCCTCCAGAAAACGCGCAGGGATGAGACTCATCACCCTCGCCACCGGAACCTTCCGGCACGCCTGAACATGCGTACCTTCCAGTTCCGGCTGGTTTTCCAACTCGTCGGTTATTCCAAACATAGCAAGAGACATGATGACCTCATGCTACTGTAAAGATATTGGCACCGAAGTTGACGGTGAACGTTTCGCCGTTACCGAGAGTGAACGAGGAGCCATAGTCCCAGTACGCGATCAGGGGATCGGCGGTCGGGGTCGTTGGCGTGTCATCGTAGAGAGATACGTACTGGCCGGAAGTCCAGTCAGCAGCACTAGCCGTCCACACAACATCGGTCCCGCCAATGGTGACAGTGCCACCTGAACGGGTTCCTGTGTTGGTGGTGTCTTCACCGCCTGCCGTGTATCCGGTGCCCGTGACCTGAGTGAGGTTGGCGAGCGTGGTGTCGGTAGCAACAACGGGAGCGTCCGAGTGAAACACGACTTTCAGAGTGTCGTCGCCACCATAAAGATCGACTTCCTTGTTGGTGAGAACCTGAACGAAGTTCTCGTACTTGGTGTAAGTTGCCATTTTCTTCTCCTGAGTTAGGCAAGCCTGATAAGAGCAGCAGCGGCTGTTGCCGCAGGAAGTTTAACCGTGAAGTCAGGATTGGATGTGCGGTCTGAACCAAAATCCAGAACCATCACTGCCCTATCTGACTTCGATGAGTTGTAGATGAGCGCACCGCGAGCGGTGATTGATGACGCTGCCCACGTCACATCGTCGAAATCGACATAGGCAACACCATTGGAAAGCGTGATCGTTGCTCCTGTCAGAGCCGCTCCGCCTGCCGTGTATCCGGTGCCTGAAACTTCGTTCGTAGCGCTATATGTAGTGGTTGAACGTGATAACGAGGCGTCGGATGTGTAGAGCGCCATCTTGAAAGTGTCGCCCGTAAAGTCGTGTGTGCCAGAGAGAAGTTCCTGTTTGAAGGTGTCTGTCGTTCCCTGCACAATCATACCGGTATCCTCTGGTCAGGTTCGCGGTATGTATCCTTCGGCGTTCGCCCTTCAGCTATCAGTTTGAGATCGGTGACGCCCTTCTGGAACATCGATGCGTATTGTTTCTGCACATCCTGATCTCCTTTCAGGAATGTGTATCCGTGAAGCACGGTTCCGTAGAGAAGCGCATTGGCCCCGTTCTCCGAGAGCCATGTCGTTCCCGATCCTGCCCCATCTGCCAGCGATGCCGGTTTGTAAAAATAGTGAAGTTCGACCGAATATGTGTCATCAGGTGTCGGCGCAATAATAAAGTTCGCGTCATCGAATTGGGCAAAGAACCTTGGCCTCCCTCGCGTTGTCGTGTCAGGGAAAGCTTCACGCATGAAGTTCACATCCCTGTTCTGAAGGAAATAAACAACGTTGCTGTCTGTCACCGAAAACGAGTACGGAGAAAGATAATCATCGGGCAGACCGATGTATGATATGTCCGCGACACAATTCGATGTCGAGTTCTTGCGGAGGTCCGGAAGCTGCACCTGCCTGAAGATGTCTTCCTCTGCCTGCTTGATGAAGTCATCAATATGCGAGTTGAAGGTGGTTTCATCCGCCTCCAGCATGTCCTTCGTATATTGAACAAGTTCGTCGTAGGTCATGTCGTTACCGATACCTGCCCTGTCGATATATCAACGGCTCCGGATGCCTCCCCTCCAACGGGGTTCCATCCGAACAATCTCCTGCTGTCAGTCAGTTCAGCGCTGTCCGGTCTTGAGTTCCGGACAAACTGCTTGTCGTCAGTCTTGACGTTTCTCGTGTCGAGTTGGGGATGGGACTCATCCCAACATCTCTGGCAAACAAACAAACCGGTAGGCTTGCCAAGAATGTACTCCTCACGAAGTGTTCTTAACTTGTATCGCAGCCCGCACCTGTCGCAGATGCCGGGAACCCTGTTACTGAATTTCATCCCAAATCAGGTATAAGCCTCAACGGTGCCTTTTCCCTGTCCTCTTGTGATGCCAGATCGAATTGCCTGTTGTATTCCTGCTGGATCAGAGGAAGACGCTCGACGGCATTCGGGGATTTCATTGCCAGATAATAAGCCAGCCCTGTCGTGAGAGCGGGAAGAAATCTGGGCGGTATGTCCATTGTGTTGGTGTAGCTGCCCGTATCCTCGATGCGCCGCACCTTCCAGTAGACAAGCGTCCCTGCATCAGTGGGGACAGGCCATATCGTCACGACAGGCCCCGTCAGAAGGCGGTTTACCCAGTACAGACTGGGATCGCCGGTCTGGTTCTTGTTAGCCGTGTTAGCCCACTGGGATACCGATATGCGGGTCATCTGGCGGTCAAATTGACCGCTGCCAGTTCCGGTACGCCACACGCAATCAAGAACGTCTATTGAGTCTGTATCGAGCGTAACGGTCGTCGTGGACGCAGCGACTGAACTGCTGGACTCGGATATGGTCCAGAGATTGATGCCGCGATTGGCCCATTCCTTCATGAGAATATCAAGGGAACGGCGTGCGGTCTTCAAGGTGTATCCCGTCCTTGGGACGGTGCCCACCATCTCGTAGGCTTCTTCAATAATATCAAGGAGATCGAGGCTGAATGCTGTCGTTCCTGACGTGGTCAATTCTGCTTCTCCTTCTCAATCTGCTGCTTGAGCAGATCGATGAGGGTTTTCTGGCTGTCACTCTGCTCCTTGTTGGACTTTGTGAGTTGATCAACCTTCTGTTCGAGTGTCGAAATACGCTTGTCAACTGTCTTGTTTGCGACTTCGGCTATGTGAAGGTCGCCAGCAGTAACGAGAATATTGCCGCCAACACCCATCACAGAGATGCCAGCGGCAGTTGCTACTCCGACCAGTATGTTCCTAGTGGTAGGGGTCATTGCCATAGAAACTTCTCACGAATTCATACGAATATATTTCCCTGAAATCTATGAATGGTATCGTCTCAGGTATTGGCGCTTGGCTTCCATTGACCAGCGGCCAGTCTGTCTTCAGCTTCATGCCGACAAGGTTTCCCATCCTGATCAGGTGATCCTCCCTGTCGTATGTGTCCATTGGCAGGAAGTGTATCTGGTAACATGTCGAGTAGTGGTTCATCCGCTCCCAACAATGCAGGAACAGTGCGCCTCTCTTGACATATTCATTCGGTGACTTGTTGAACCTGCGTACCCACGATAGCCATACATTCCGGGGGTTCCTGAGAGGCGCAACTATGAGGTCGGCCTTCATCAGGTGCTCGTTGATATTCTCATCGTGGATGTGAATGAAGTTCTGGAGGTTCAGTAAGTGCTGCAGGGAATGAGACCCTGTATGGGGGATTGAAGTGAGAAATATGTTCACTTCTTTGTAAACTTTTCGATTGGATCAGGTCCATCTGATCTCCCTTTGGAATTTAACCAGTGCATTCTCTCTACAAGTAGGGAGCAGCAATCTTCATATTCTTTCCGTTTTAGTTCGGTCGTCTTCCCCCTGCCAAGACGAATGGCATCCCATGCAAAAACTGTGTCAACCTGATCTGCCTTTATTCGCAACCACGGGCTAATTGCATCAAGGAAATCAACAGCTTTTGACCAAGATAGCCGCCATGACCAGCCCTGCTTCCATCCGTCTTTCCTCATCGAAAGCTGGTTTATGTCTCCACCGAATTGATCCTGAAATTCCTCAAGAATTTCTTTATTGGTATTCGTGACAAAAACACGCGGGTAAATGGAAGACCTGCATTTGGCAAATCCTATACAGCCTTCGCCATCAACAAATCCGGCAACGTATGACAGATTCACTTCTTCTTTCTGCCTTTCTTCTTTCTGCTTTTACCTGCGACAGAATACGCAATCGCAATCGCCTGCTTCTGCGGCTTTCCTGCGTGCATTTCCCTGCGGATATTTTCGCTAATTACCTTCTTCGAACTTCCCTTTTTCAGAGGCATCGCCATCGTCCTTCGAACTTTTCCACCCTTCAGTGCTGACAGGTCTCCATCCTTTTCGCATCCATTCCCTGTAGAGTTTCTTGGGAACGTACACGAGGCGCGTCATCAGAAACCTGCGTTCGGTACATACAGGCAGAGTATCTTGGTTCCTTCCTGACCGTACTTGGTGCAGAGATGGTAATACTCGTCCTTCGATTCATGGATGCGACTATCACTATAAGTGATCAGTTCTGAAGCCCTGCCGTTCTGTATCTCGTATCCCTGCGCCGTTACCTTGACGCGCTTCGTCTTGATCTGCCTGCAATCGACACCCGAACAGCACGAGGCATCGTACTTCCATCCAAGCGGCGCGTCGTGCGCATGGGCCAACTGGATGTACAAAGCGACTGCAAAAACCGCCAAAAGCAGGACAAGAAGTTTGAGTGCCGCTTCATTAGGGGACACTAGGAAACTCTTTCGTCATTTCCATGACGATGGTGTAGGTGTCATCTGCCGTCAGTGTCCCGACAGTCGAGAAGTCAATATCTCCGTTCTTTCCGGCACCGGCAGTGTTGTGAACGCCGCCGTAATCCCTGAAGCAGAACTCGTCATGACCTTCAACAATCAGGGCAACGACATTGGCCGTGGCGTTCCATTCAATCTGGACAGGCATCGTGGTCGAATAGCTGACCTTGTCGATGCGAACGCCAGTGCAAGCCTGACCCTTGTAAGTTGCCAGAGTTGAAACGTCCACCTTCAGGGCACTCGTTTCTCCGGTCGTGTCAGAATGGTTGGTGAACTTCATGACCAGCTTGCGGGCACCATCCACCAGAACCTGTGATGTTGTAGCATCAGCCATATGCTTTCTCCTTGGCAGGCGCGAAGGTTTCCATCAATCTTCCGCGCCATTCCCTGTCACCGACATGACCGAGTTCAATGTCCGGATCGCACCAGATTTTATAACCGAGATCATGGATATCGGAAAAGAACGCCATGTCTTCGGTGCGCCTTTTTCCGTCAACTGTATCGATACGGAATACGGAGGCCAGCGACCTTCCGTCATTCACATCCTTGATAGTCTCCTTGGTTGCCGCAATATCCTCGCACACCTTCCTGTCCATGATCGTGAAACCGAGACCGGTTCCAAGTATCTCGATCAGGCCGTAATTGCCGATCCTCGGCGTCCCGGCAAAATCAAGATAGTACGTGTTCCTGTCCACGCCCCTTGCTGGATACGAGGCACAAAGAACATCAACTTTCGTGGAGAGTGCGACCATCTTCATGAAGTCGTGGATAGACCAGACAATGTCGGAATCTATCCAGAAAAGCTTCTGGGCCTTGGACTTGATGAAGTCGTCGAAGACGGCATCGCGTGCGACAGTGACAACGCCGGAAACTTCCATTGCAAAATCGAGATGCAATCCATGCCTGCCACAAAGGTAGGTCGTCTCGACAATGCTCTTGACCGTGCGATGATTGACAGCCTTGTAGGCTGGCATGCCAATCATCACCTTAACGTCTTGGACGGAAATATCTTCCGCTTCACTCATCAGGAAACAGTAGCTGAAAGCGAAGAAGCCAGAGTGCCGGAACCGACAAGGTCGGCATTGACCAGCCATTTTCCGGAAGCGTAGTCAGTCAATTCGATATACGAACCGGCAATACCACCGAGCGTGGTGCCATTCATGGTGATAGTGTCATCTGCACCAGCGGCGGCTTCCTGCTGGCCTACGCCAGCGGCAGTGGCCGTGGTAACCATTCCAACCATTGTGTCAGTGGCATTGGCCACCTTGATGGTCGATGATGCACCAACTGTCGTGCCAATGAGAATGCGGTAGACATTCTCTGTTCCCGTAGCAGCGGGCAGAGTGACCGCTACTCCGGCAGCAGGATTGAGAACGACAAGAGAGCCGCCATGAGTGGCGGGATCAAGCGTAAGCGAAGATGCTGTGGTAGCGACGGAGGGCTGAGAAATGAATGACGTGCCGGACTTGTAGCCGTAGGTAGAGGTCACCGGACCTGAAAAGGTGGTGGAAGCCATATCATGTACCTTTCACATGAAGGATTCTTCCGACAGTCTCATGCGCGTCTGTCTGGCCAGTCTGTCGGAATAAAATACCAGAATGAAGCGGAGGGGCCGAAGCCCCTCCACGGTTTTCATTACGCCCCCGGAGAGCCGTAGATTCCCAGAGGATCGCTCCAGCCGAAGCTGTAACGTTCGCGGGACTTGTAGCGGGCGTTTCCGGTGTCGAAGTCCACGTCCATGCCCGTCTTGAGAGGAGCACGAACAAAGTGCTTCAGACCGTTCGGAATATCCGTGGTCAGGAACCATGCATCAGTATCCGTCAGGTGGTGCATGACACCATAGCCTTCCGGAACAACACCGTTACTCTTTACGGCGTTGATGTCATTGTCCGCTGTCCCGACGCGCAACTCTGTTTCCAGAAGGCGTGTCGCCTCGAACTGAAGGGCCGGAGGAATGATCAGCTTGCGCGGGCGAGCCGCAATAAGCAGACCACGCTCATCGGTCCATGCAGCAATTTCGATAACTGCATTTTCGAGGGCGGTTTCGTTGAGGTCCGTCGCGGTGGACGGTTCGTTCGCATTGGTTCCGCCGGATACCAGCGGATGGTTCGTGGCACAAAGTTCAATGCCGTCACCGCCGGGGTAGTTGGAATCAAATGCGTTGTTGAGGATCGCCGCAGCTTTCACCTGCTTGGTGTAAGCCATACCGCGAGCAAGAGCCTTGGTATAACGACCGGAAAGCTGATCGTAGAGGTTGTCCTCCACTGCTTCTTCCGTGATCGCAAAACCCATGGCAATCGTCTCGTGGGTATAACGGGCGGTCCATGCTTCTTGTGCCGTGTCATAAGCGATGGCCATGCCTTCGCGTTTGACCGGTGCTGCTCCGAAGCCGGAAAGCTTCTCCTCTTCCTCGAACGAGCGGTCTGAGTTCTCGACGCTGAAGACCATCGTATGCTCATCTGCATACTTCTGGTATTCAAGGCCGAACAGCTTGTTGAGGCCGGGGAGTAGTTCCTTGAAGAGTTGAGCGCGTGAAATAGCCATGTGATCAACCCCTCATTAAATGCCAGCAATGGCACGATTGAAGTGGGTGTTAATCCGCACAATCATGTCAGTGTAGCTGTCTCCGAGAGCACTGAAGCCCTGCTTGTCAACGTAATCAACAATGCGCAGAGGCAGGGTGTTGGTTGTCGCTACAGAAGCAGAAGCCAAGGTGACTCCGGAGTTTCCGGTTGTGGTGGAGCCAGAACCCTGAACAACGGCAGCGTTCGCACCCAGTGCAGTCTGGTCAAGAGAACCATCTGCCTGAATCTCGAACAGCATGTCGGGGTCATCACATACGTATGCCCAAGCTGTCGTTCCGGTTTTGACGGCGGTGGAGGCGGTCCAGAATTGCTTGTGGAGCAAGCCCATGTCGGCCAACTCGTATTCACAACCCATGAAAACGCCTACCGGTGTCCCGGTATTCGTCGTGGTAACCTTCTCGACGGTTCCGCCAGCAACGATAGAAACAAGGTCGCCGTTGAAGATGCTGGTGCCATAAGCAGCCGTTATCTTGTAAAGGCGCACTGATCCGCTGTTAGCTTGACCGCCAAGAATGTTGATGGGACGAAGACCGTAGGGAGTGGCTGTTGATGCCATGTTAGTCTCCTTCAGGTTTCATCATTGGGTTTTCCTAGTGTAGTGCGTGTGCGGCGCTCCGGTTTCAGGAGAGGCATACGGGGATCATTTGCGCGGAGATAAGTATTATCTACCGATTCCATCTGGTCACGCGCCCTTTGGGCGTAATAGTCCTTGCGCTGCTGGACCTGCTCTGTCGGCGCTTTGCACAACAGAAGTCCACCAACTTCCACACAGTCAGGGAATTCCGAATTCCTGTCTGAGCGTATCTTCAGTTCAGGATGATCTGCGGCTTTCACCGGCACCCATCCTTCGCGAAACTTGGAGGAAACGTTCTTGTTGTCCGTCTCCCCGAACGTGGATGTTCTTATCCACCTGTACTTGTAGCCCTTGATCGGACGGGGCGTCGGGAGGAGAGAGGCTGGACGCCAAGGCTCTGCCCGCACCTCCGACTCACGATTATCGAGTTCGCGGGGTGTGCGTGAATTCTCGGCCATTGCCGTTCTCCTGCTCTGCCAGAATCTGTTCTGCCATCTGTTGAGGTGTAAGCCCTAGACGGCGAGCAATGCGAACCTGACTTTCAGTCAATGTCACCTTGCGCTGCGCCCGTCCTTGGCCGCTGCGATTTGCCGGTGCCACGACTGAGCCTTCACGGCGCGGCTTCTCCGACTTGAATCTTTCAGGGAAACGCTGACGCATTTCCGAATCGATCTTGCTGTAGTAATCCGGCGAATCTACCTGAACGCCATCTTCTACAAGCTGTGTGTGAACACCGAGGGCATATGCCTTCATCGGGATATCCGTGTCGAACCACGGATTTTTCTCGCGCCACTTCTGTGCCTGCTCCGAAACCTGCGGCTGTTGGGGCTGCTGTCGTGGCTGCTCCTGAGCGCCGAATGTGTTCGGGTCTTCACGCTGAAGCTGCTGAGGCTGGTAGGTGGAAACACGATCAAGCTGAGAGACAGCTTTCGCTATTGCTTCCTGCGCCTTTATCATCCCGTCTGGATCGCCAGCTTCATGCGCCTCGCGGTACAAGGCACGTGCCGCTGCAAGACTTCCTTCAAGGCGACCCTTGTGTTCGTCGATCAGAACCTTCTCGCCACCTTCAACAAGTTCTTTTAACTGGTTGTTTTCATTGAGCAATCGCCTCGCGGCATTGATCGCTTCAGTGTACTGGCGTTCCTGTTCCTCACGCGCACGCCTCTCGGCATGCATGCGGGCCGTAAGCTTGGATATGCGACTTTGAACCTTTTCGCTGTATTCCTTGACTTCGTCATCGTCAGGAATATCAGGCTCTCCGTCCTTCTCGTCATCGGCAACCCACTTCCCCTTGTCTTCTTCGGGGGTGTCGTCGATGATTTCAAGTTCGAAGTCGTCATCCTTTTTCTTGCCGTCAGGCTTCGGGATTTCCTTATCTTCAAACTCTGCTCTTTCGTCGGCATGCTCATCGAAGAAAGTATCGTCGGGATCGCCTTCTTCAATGAAGTCATTATCGATCAGGGAGTTTTCCTTTGGCATCAGTATGCCCTCATGATTTTGCGCGGATCATCGACAACGGCCTCGACCGTGTCATCGTTGATGAGCCGGAATTCCTGCCCGTCCACTTTCATGCGCGTCCCTGAGTAGGAACGGAACATCACGTAATCGCCGATGGCGCACCAAGGGCCTGACGGAAACCTGTTCTTGTCGGCGTAACAGTCATCGCCCATGGCGACTACATAGCCTACAACTGATGCGACGGTTTCAGCATCACGTAGTTTGTCTGGGATGTGTACGCCACCCTTGGTCTTTTCCTCGACCTGCGGAATGGCAACAAGAATGCGAAATCCTTTCGGATTCGGAATAGACGACTGATCGCCGTCTTCCGAAACTTTTATCTCGGAATACATGCGTGAAACTCACGGTTTGCGTTGATTAAACGAAAGTCCCCGCGCCTGATGTGATCGGGAAAGACGCGGGGACATCTGTTGGGACAGATTGCACAATGGGAGTGCATGTGTACATTACCCAACCGGTTGTTATCTGTCAACCATCCTCAAAATCTTCTTCGTTTTCAGCCTCTACGATCCATCTGTTAATGTCTCGCAAGAGGCGAAGTTCTGCGCACAAGACCTGATAGGCCGCGTGATCCTTCAGCATTCCGGACTCAAGATCGTCCCGGCGCTGCTTGGCCTGATCGGCCAGATATGCCTTAAACCTGTCCATTTGGCTTCGGTTTCTTTATCTTCGCTTCTTCCAGCTTGGCACGCCTGTCCAGTTCACGCTGTGCGGCCTCGTGCCACATCTGCTTCTCGCTCTCCTGATACCGGCGAACGCTGTCCGTGACTTCCTTGCCAAGCTTCACGCCAGACTCGCGCTCGTCGGCAGAGAGTTTTGCGCCGAAGGTAACGAGATTGGCACCAATCTTTGCGCCCTCGATTGCTTCCTCGCTCTCGATACGGCGCAGTTCAATCTGCTCCTTGTCAGCCGTTTTGGCAATATCGACGAATGTCTTCGTCTTGTCGGTATCGATCTTGTGCTGGAGTTCTGCCTCCTTGCGGGACAGTTCGCGGGCCTTGAGCATGATGTTCGGGTCTTGCATCATTTCTTCGTTCAGCTTGCGCTGTGCCTGAGCATCATGCTGGTCACGCAGGCGGGCTGCTGCCGACGCCACCATTCTGGACAATGCTGCCTCCACTTTCGGCGGAAGCGGCTGATCGGGAGGCGGCAATGGCTTGCCGAGTTCTTTTTCGATCTCAGCCCTGTATTGATAGGCAAGGTGTTCTGCAATATGCGCTTCCATGGCACCCTGAAGAACATGCGCCTGTGGCGACTGTCCAACGAGTTCCTGCGTCTTCGGGTCGCCAAACCAAGAGAGGTGTGCCTGAATATGAGCCGTGTGATCCTGCTCCATGTACACCTTGATCGGCTGCTGTGTCAGGATATTCATGTTCTCTGTCACCGGATCGAGAAGCGGCGGCGGCTTGTCAACAGGAAGGATGCGCTCGCTGTTCTTGATACCAATGGCCTGAAGCGCCTCGCGGTGCAGTTCCTTCATGTTGTAGAGTTCAGGATTCGAGGCGGCAAGCTGCTGTACAGCCTGAAGTTGAACTATCTTCTGGGCCTGCGTAGCGGCATTCGGATCGGATACAGGAAGAATATCAACGCGCCTGTCGAAATCACGGCGGCGGTCAAATTGACCGGTGGCGTCCCAATCGTAGCGAGGCCCCATGAAGTCGGATATGACACGTCCTATGCACTTGAGTTCTCTCCTGAGAGAGGCATGCAGCCGTGCGTGGACAGCCGTCATCACCTTCAGCGAGCGCTCCATGAGAGCCATTGTCGTGCCGACAGGGGCGTTCTGGGATGTCGAATCTATCTTGATGTCGGCAATCGAACCGATGCGACGGCCTTCGTCCACCATCATTTCGAGGAGTGCCACGAGAACTGAACTCGGCTCCTTGTAGGGGAGCGGGAAAAGATTGTCCCTGATCGCCCCGGCAGGAACATCCACATCCCTCCATTCTCCCGGCTGAATGGGCACATCGTCTCCCTTTGCAGTGCGAAGACCGCGTGTCTTCAGACCGCCCGGAAGATTGGATAATGTGCCAGCATCGATCAACTGGCGGAGGATCGAAGTGGACGCTTTAGCTATACTACCCAATAGGTGAATGAGTCCGATGCCGTAGAAACCAAGTCCCGGCATGTACTGGTAATGGATGAAATATGTCTCGGCGTTTCTGGAGACATTGTCTTCGGGTTTCCAGTTCCTGTAGATCGAAAGAACCTCGCCTGAATCCTTGTCTACCGTGACGATGTATGGATCGGCAATGCCGTCCATATCCTCGAACTGCCCCGGCATGTTGTAATGAACATGCATCTCGAGGAGCGTGTGGCGTTCGTCCCTTGTCGTGGGCTGCTCTATACCTGAGACCTCGTCCTCCTTCTCCTTGCCTTCAGGCATCCTCGACGTGGGGGCAGGAAGCTTGACCTGCCTGTAGAGACCGGCACGCTGAAGCTTGCGCACTTCGTTGGGGGAGCGGCGGATGACATGGGTGAAGCGCTCTGCCGAATCGAGTTCCGTGCAGTAATAGTCTATGACGAAGTCCTCCGCCGTGACCATGCACGACGAGGGGCGCTGCTTCATCGGATCGAAGTACACCTTCTTGAAGACGGAACCTGCCAGCGGCAAACGGAACAGAAGCTGCTCCATCTCGTTCCTGTACTCCGTCATGTTCTCGGTAAGCTGGTAGTTCAGTTCCGACTTGACCCTGCTTGCCTGCTCCATCTTCTCCTGATTTTCCTCGCCGACCACTTTCGTGAGGACGGGGCCGGATGCAGGGAATATCTCTATGATGGCATTGGACTGGAATCGGACGACAGCCTCTGACAGGATGGGGTGGAACACGCCGGTCGCGCCCTTGAACGGCTTTGTCCTGTCCTTCATGGAGAAGCCAAGATAGTCGAGACCTTCAGTGTAGGTGTCTATCCAGTCCTGACGGCTGGCATCGTCTGCGTCGAACAATTCAAGAAGATCGGAACTGATCCCCATCAACTCGTCGTCAGACATCAACTCGGCAAGGTTCTCGTAGTGATCCCCGCCCTGTTCGTTCATGTCCTCCGGAGGAGACTCCGGTTCTGGAGACCCCATTGCCTCGTCGGGCACGATGTTGATATCTATCGGTTCGAGATTGTTGTTCGAAGGCAGTGGCGTCATGACTGGTTCAACGGCCATCTCTCACTCCTAATAATACTCAAACGAGGTTTGCTCGTATTCGTCGTCATCTTCGTAGTCATGGTCTGTTCCGACCCATCCGCCTTGGCGGAATCTGGTGAGTGCCATGGTAACAGTATCGACGTAGTCATCGTGCTCGCCTGCGGGAAAGGCCGCGCATTCCTCGATGACTTCCTGATGCGACATGACTGACTTTCTTGCCCACACCATTCTCGATGCGAATATGTCAGTCACCGCGTTGACACGGGCTATCTTGTCGTTGCCGCCCTTCTGGTTGCCGCGACCGACAGTGATATCCTGAACGGGAATGCCCATCTTTCTCATCTCGAATATGAGGGGATGACCGGCTGCTCTTGCCTCTATCAGGCAGATATCCGGTTTATGCTCGTCGTAGAGTTCGAGGCATGTCCGCTTCAGTTCCGGAAATTCCCACTTGCCCCTGATTGCGTCAACAAGGATGACATTGTTCGTCTGGTCCTCCTCGTTGGTGAAGATGCCCCACACGGTACAGGCAGAATAGTCGGAGCGCGTGCCAGTAGTGAAAGCCGTGTCCCAAGACATGATCAGCGCTTCTATCTTCGGAAGTGAACTGCTGTCCCAATCCCTCCAGTATTCACGCTTGATGAGAGCGCCTTCTTCGGAGGTAGGGTTCTGCTGGTATTGGGCGTTCCACTTTGAGACGGGAATGGAAGCCCTTGTTTTCCTGAGTTCTTCAATCTTCCAGAATTCAGGCCAGATCGGTCTCTCCGGCTTGTAGTGCTCACCCTCTCCGGGTTCCTCCGGCAGGATGGCGGGGAGTTCTATGATTTCCCATGTATCCGATCCCGGTTCGTTCAACTGCTTCTTGATTAGCTGACCGGTGAGATCGCGAAGGCTCCAGCGCGTCATGACGATGATGATCGCCGCCCCCGGTTGCAGGCGCTGGCGAGGTCCGCCTTCATACCATTCCATGACACGCTGGTAGACTTCAGGGTTCGACTCGCCAATGATGGCATCCTGCTCGGAATGGGGATCATCGATCACGAACAGGTCGGCACCCTTACCGGCAATGGCACCGCCAACGCCGATAGCGAAGTATTCCCCCTGCCTGTTCGTTGACCACCTGCCAGCGGCCTTCGAATCCTGAGACAGGGAAACTCCGGGAAACAATGTGTGGAAGTCTTCACTGTTGATGATATTGCGCACCTTGCGGCCAAAGCCGACAGCAAGTTCTGCCGTGTGCGATGTCTCGATTATTTTCTTGTTCGGGTTCCTGCCCAAGAAGTAGGCCGGAAGAAACACGGAAGCGAATTCGGATTTCGTGTTATGCGTTACAACAAAATTCCTGCCAGCAAGAAATAGACCATCTTCATTCTGTATTTGCAGGCATTGAACGTCACCAAACCTGTCTGTTTCTCTTATTCTTATCGATCTTCCGTTCAGCACTCCATCGCCTGAAAGACGGGATGCTTTTCTCGAAAGTCTTGCGGCACGGCCAAATTTGAAATTCACCCTGTATGACGGCTTAACATCATAGCCGCCAAAGTGCGTTTGCCTTTGGGTTATCCGGGCCTTGATGCCAAGAGAATTGACAAGAGAACAAAAGTCTTCCGCCATTTTCCTGTCAGTCTGATGAAATGTGCAACGTCCATTCTTTCCGACAGAACCATCTGTGTCCATCAATCCTTGGATCAACGATATTCTCTGCTCGACCGACGCAAGCATATAGGCTTCCGGTATGTGCTTGTTTTCAAGAAGGCCGCACTCCCTCAACTTTACATGCAAGCCAAGAATGCCAAACATCTGATATCCGTCACGCTCAGATGTTCTATATCCACATTCCTCAATAAGACCGCGCATTTCCTGCTCATCTTTCGAAGAGCATCCAATCGATGCGCCGTATTTGGTTCCGTCACCAAGCCATACGCCAAGAACGTAAGGGTCTATTGGAAGATTGGCATCCGGTAATTCAATAGCCCCGTAATCCGGAAGATAGGGTCCGTGCCTATACTCTCTTCCAAGAATTTCCTTGGTTGACGCAGTTTTCCAGTATCTTCCTTTCCCTTTGCACTTGGCAGAATATGTCCACAGATGATCGTCATCGCATTCTATGACGTGGCCATCAGTTGTTTCGACTTCGTATATACGCTTGTTGGTTACAGGAGACTTCCCTGTAACAAGAACAGGTTTGCCAGATGGAGAAAAAACATGATCGCCCCGCCTGATAGTTTGCATTGTCTTCCACCCATCAGTTGTAAGTATGGGTGTATCAACTGACAGTTGGTGCCTCGGCGGCATATTGATGATGATTCGCTTCTTCCTTCCCTCGATCACGTCATCAAAGAGACTTGCAATGATCCTGTGATGCGATCCCTCTACAAAATCGGGCCACATGTATTTCACAAAGGGCAGAAATCCTGTCCTTGCAGTTGAGAGGAGGCGAGCACGCTCGATATCACGAACGAGCGAAAGGAGTTCTTCCTGTTTCTCCAGCGGGAGAATACTGATTTGCTGCGAAAGTTTCTCTGATATGTTCATAAAAAGCAGGGGCCGCTAGGGTGAGCGCGGCCCCTTCAGTCTGCATAGGAGGAACAACCACACAGGGAAGAAGAGAAAAACCTGTACGGTTATCCTGTAAACTACCGGCTATTTACACGGCAGTCAATCCCTTGCGGGTTCTTTAGTCGTTGCCCTGTCCGGGGTTGTCATGGCCCTGATCGTTGCCGTGACCGCCCGGATTGGTGCC